GGTCGGGGGTGGAGCTGTTGTAATAGTTCCGGTGGGCCTCCGATTGTGGCTTGTCGCCACATGCGTGGCGCATCTTTTTCTTTTGAGATTCGCTTAATTCCATCTTCATCACCTCATTACAAATAAGCGGTTAAATGACTCGGAGATAATTGTCTTTTTCGACAGGGATTATTTCGATCCCATCGAAGAAACACGCATCATCGACTTTTGAGACATGGTCGTCTTCTCCTCTAGCCAGCGCTTCAATCAAAGCAAGGTGCTGGACGTGGCCGAGATAAACAGCCGTCGAGCTACTGTCGGAACCGCCCGTGGCGGTGGCCTCCAGAATTTCACTCATGATCCCTTTCATTTCATCACCTCATTGCGGATTAGTGGTTATTCGTGGATCAACCCACGGATGCACTTATTTCCCTTGTCCTGGTTGTCCCGGCCCGTGTACACGCCGCCTTCAAACCATCCGGTACGTCCGTAGTACATGCGCAGTCGATTGCGAAAACACGGCATCCGCTTTTTGAATGGAAACGACCTGAGATATTGGTAGCTTTCCACCTTGTTGCAAGACGGCCAACTCTGCGCGAACTCAGGATAGTTCCCGTCACTCTCTGAACCGAGATAACGGCACTTGTGGCAAGAGCGGGGGTGTGCTTTTTTCTTCATGTTCATAGTCCTGCTGAACAGTTTAGATAAACCCGCACCATGCGGAACAATTAGGGCCGCGCTTGTTGTCAACGCTATGCTTGCAGCCGTGGCACCCGTTCCAAAGGTTACGGATGAAAAAATCTTTGATCTTACGCCACATGGCAATGCCCCATCATGCTTGCTTCGTACTCAAAACGTGCGTCCAGATCATGGACGGTTTCCCCGGCCTTGAAAGGCTTATTGATGCTCGGCATGAGCTTGTCCCACTTGAGCATTATCGCCCATTCGTTGGGATAGTTGACGCGCAAGGCCCGCAATTCTTCGATCGGTTGGAGTGGGCAGCAAAAGCAGGACACCCGCCGGAAGTGATCGTAAGGGGAGCCGCCTTTGGGGTAGTATCCATGCTCACGACAGAGCGCGAGGGCGTCGACTTCGGTTAATCCCTCCTCAATGAGCGGGAACCGCACATCATAGGGCTGCTTTTTTAGGTTCTTCGATTCGGCGCGGTGCGCTTCGTCGGCGGCAAAGCCGATGCAGGACACAGCCCCATCAATGGATTTGATGTACTTGTCCTTGAGTTCGTTTTTCTCGCGGGTACACCAGCGGCGACCGGGGCCGGGCCATCCTTTGCCGAAGTAACGCAGCTTGCCTTTGTATGGCTCGTCACGCCCAAAAACGGCATGCTTAAACATGAGGTATCGAATCTTGTCAGCGATATTGAAGCGGACGAACTTGATCCCCTTGCTTTCCAACATGGCAGCAACCTTGTTTATATGGTCGTACATCCACGGGAACTCCCACCCCACATCAACATTCACAACAGAGTGGATAGGCTCTTTGCGCTGCATCATGACGATGAGTTGAGCGAGGGAATCCTTACCCCCTGAAAACATAACTACGTGCGTTTTACTCATTGTTGCCCACTTCTTTTGAATGAGACGGCGTATTTGACTCAAGATACTGCTTGATCATTTCGCCATGGCAACGCTTGGGGGCGCACCAGCAAAACAGGCGTACCTTGCCGTGAATCTCAAGGGCTTTGCTCATGGTGGTCAGGTAGCCGACAAATTCATGGTTGCCGAGCTTGACCATTCTGGCGAAGTGTTCCTCGTAGGCGTCACACACAATGTCGCGTTGCGCCTCTTTCTTCATGGGGAACGGATTGCCAACTGGTGAGCGACGATCAATGTAAAAATCGTATGCCTCTGTCGGGTGTCCATTTCTGATATTGCAAATCTCGATCATGATTATTCCTCCAAGACTACTATCAATTTTCCGGCCAATCGGCGGGCTTGTCGGTGCGCTCGAACTCGTAGACCCACACCCATGGGTTGTCGGACCATTCGGAGCCTTTCTTCGCGAGGTCGTTCCACAGGTATTGGAATTGTTCGACTGGGGTAGGGAGCAACCTGTCTTCGTCTTGCGTGTCCATGCCCTCGGCGAGAGCATCCGCTTCGGAAATACAGGCCACGCGCTCGACACGAACATTGACGATCTTGACGAAGAGTCGAGCAGCTTCTTTAAAAATGCCGTTAGGGATGCCCCTCGTTTCCGATGCCCACCGGGGTAATCCCGCGAGTCCATCTTCTTTCTGAAGGCGTTCAGGCATGAGAACCGTTTGAAAGTCACGGTCTGCGTTGTATTCAACGTCCACACGTAAGGGGGAATAGTTGAAATCAACAACACGTCCCGGTTCACGGATCCAAAGGATATCACCAGCCTGATAAGGCGCGTACACTTCGCCGGGTTCCCAATCTCCGTACTGATCTTCGACAAAGAAATACGCTGGGTCGTTCTTGTCGATGTCGGCATTACAAGTCAGCCGCGTAGGTATGACTCGGCGTGTCTGCGTCTTGCGGCCTTCCAAGATGGAGCGCACAAGTCGGGCAGTAAAAGGCATGCAACCTACTTTCATAAACCTACCCTCCAATCTTTGTTGCTTCATCAATAGTGCGAACCACTCGCGTCCCGGGTTCAAGACCCGTTTCGATAAGTTGCTCACGAACAGAGCGCAGAGCGTTATCCAAGCGGGTCAGCTTGGCGGCGGGGGTGTCCTCTCCATCCATGCGTTCAAATGAAATGGAGACAGGGAATGGCCCACCTCTTAACCCTGTTGCTATGAAATTTGGGGCGTCATTGGCGGCGAGAAAACCTACAGCCCATTCAGACATTGCGCGGAGAGCGGGATTGCTATCGAACACAAAGCGAAAGCCGTCTCCGTCTGCCTTCATTTGCTTGACGAACAGCTTGCAAGCATCATCACGCAATGCGGCGTTCTCAGCTTCAAACCTTGTGGCCTTTGTCCTGAAATGTTTGACTTCGGCTTCAAGTTCTTCGATCCGCGCCTTGGCAATGCACCGATGATGAGCGGGGCCGCTTGGCGTTTTATCGCCAGTTTCACCGAACTCCGGTTCGCTCGAGTAGTTGACTAACTCTCCGCAGTAGATGCAATTTTGATCGCTCATATCTAGGCTCCACTCTTCGCTTTCATTTTAGCCCACGCCTCGCGGAAAACTTCCGTCTTGAGGCACCTCGCACATGTCACACGTCCAAGGTCTTTCGTGTACTTCTGGAACTCGCGGCTCCGGCAAGCAACGCGGATAAACCTGTCGTCGATGGCTGGAATTTCGTAGTGAATTTTACTCATCGTCTGCCTACCTTTAATTTGTTGACGCGGGCCGGTCGCTACTCCGGCTATCCTCAAAGGCGGACAATGCCCTTCTCTCATGGTGGTCCATGCTTGCTTGGGGGAATCCACCTAATTATCGCAAGCCCTCACATTTTTCAGGTATGGTCGTGAGCTACCGATCCGCTGCGTGTCTGCTTTCCGCGCCGCCGCGTCTGTAAATTTGTTACTGCACCTTGTTGGCGTCGTACTTGTCGAGGAGCTGGCCGCAGAAACAGGACTTATAGTCCCATCGTTTTGAATCCATTCCAGCCGAGCAGGATTGGTCGCCATTGCCGCCACGCTGACATTCACAGCAAGCAACGATCAGGTGTCCACGAGAGTCTTTTTCAGTGTGCTTAGGTTTCATATCTGTATCCTCTTGATTTTGCTGATTGATAGCCTCGCAGGCTACTCCTAGTTTTAAGACATTGGGTGGAACTGAGCGTGACGACCTGGAAGCCCAGATAATGGGGCTGTAATCTCTTTATATGGGTCACCAAATTTTTTCCAATCCCACATAACCGGTTCGTTGTGTTGTCCCGGCTATTTCTTCTCCTTGTTCTTATTACGTCTACCAGACTCTCTTCTAAGACGCAACCCGTTTTTGTATTTGCAATCTTCATTGCTACAAATATGGTTTTTGGGTCCCTTTGAAATGAACTTTTCATTACAAATAGAACACCGCCTCTCCATCGGGTATTCACTGTCTGAAAGCTCTTTTGCCTTCAACTTGGCCCTTTTCTTTTTGCAGGATGTTTTCCCGCACAAAACTTGTAATTTATTTCTTGGCGTGAATTTGCATTTACAAATTTCACAATATTTTTTTTTGCTGTCTGATTTTTTTGCAGCCTTTGCCCACGATTGTTTTCTGCCTTCTTTTGCATGCTCATGACAACAATACTTCATGCGCTTGCCCTTTTCCCTCCTGAAGGTTACTTCGCACCCTTCAAGGGCACACTGTGCATAGCCCATTACGCGACTCCGGCAATTTTAATAAGCTCTGTGTCTATAAACGAGCCGAAATCGATTGTCTCAACCGGAACGTTATGATCTTCCATGGCTTGAAATATATCAAACATTCTGCGGCTCATCATTATAGCCGGTCTATCTGATCCGCACACGCATTGAAGTTTTTCACACAGGCACTCAGGGCACATGCTAACACGATTATCGAGGTTTATTTTCAAGGCTATCCCCCAAGAGGACCAGGAACAGTCGCAGAGTCAGAAAAATTATCACGATGGCGAGGGCGAACCCCAACAGTGCGCTTACACTCAACACCAAGACGCTCGTTGCTTTCCGCCTGGTCTTCCATGGAGCGTTCGTTGTCAAATATTTCAGGATGCCAGCCGCCAACGCCTTTTGACCAAAGAATATACATCTTGATCGTTTTTTTCATGACTCCTCCTCATTTTCTCGGTTAAAATGATTGCGCTCACACGCTACTTTTTCAGCTTCCTCCCGGTACGAGGCTTCTGCATCCCACCACTGTCCGTGGTAGAAAACCTCTCCGGTTGACCTATCTTTACGTCCATCATTTGGCATATTTACCTTTTTTTTTAAAAAAACTCGATGCCTCATGTGATAGCGGGTGCCGAATCCAAGCGGCACCCGCCTTTTCTATTAGATCACCTCCCGGCCCAACCGCCGGACCTTAAAGGCTCCAAACGCCTTCGGTTCTCAGCGGCTGTCCGGCGATAACCTCATCCATTCTGCGTTGGCTCTTTGTGGGGAGCCAATCAGAAATCAAGATGAGCATGTACAGACCTCAAATGGTTGGTGTGATCACATGAGAAATCGAATTTCAAAGATCAAAGAGCGGTGGATTTTTACGTTAGTCTGACTATCAGACTTGCTGTCCTGCCTTTCATTTCACAACCGCTCAAAATTTGGTGGTCGGGGGAGGATTTGAACCTCCGCACACCGTCAGCCCTCACTAGAAAAAGGCCGCCAATAGGTGTGTTTTCTACTCCCTATCAAGGTTTGCAAACCTTTCTCGAATTGCCTCTAGCCGCGAGTCCCCACCATATTTTCAAAGATCAAAAAAATGTTGCCTGGGTTTAACCTCTCCAGGCAGGAGACTAGGAGGATCAAAGGTTCCAAATGTGAACCTTGCCCGTTTTGCCTGCGGTTGCCCGCTGTGGCTGTCCGTAGATTGCCACCGACACGGTGCCGGTCAAATGAATAGCAAGTTTTTACACATCCACTTTCAGTGGTAGATGTTTTGCTGTCGTGTTGAATAGATCTAATCATAAGCGTCGCAATACTGTCAACCTTTTTTTGGAAATATTTTAAACTTGATTTTTGTTTATAATGGATATATAAACTTGGCACAAAACAAAAGGAGTAGAAATGGAAAAAAACACGCACACCCTTGATGAAAAGCTTCTCAAAGTCCAACACGACTTGAAAGCCCCAAAGATGAGAGACAACAAATTTGGCGGGTTCGCATATCGAACTTGTGAGGATATCCTCCAGGCACTCAAGCCTAGCTTGCTGGCCTCTGGATTGCTGCTGACACTCACAGACGAAATTATTGTTGTCGGTGAACGCTATTATTTAAAGGCTACGGCAACCGTGTCATGCTCAACCGGAGAGACTAAGAGTTGCTATGGATGGGCGCGTGAGCCTCTTTCTAAAAAGGGGATGGACGAAAGCCAAGTGACCGGTGCGGCGTCGAGCTACGCAAGGAAATACGCTCTCAATGCTCTTTTCCTGATTGACGACAACCGTGATGCCGATTCAATCGGGCTTGTTTCTATTTCAAAGGAACAGGCCGAAAACCTTAATGCCGCCTTGAAGGAAACAGGCTCAGACATTTCCAAATTTTGCGCCTTGTTTGGCTCTACCAGTGTTGAGAACATTGCCGCCGACGATTACAAGTCTGCCAGGAAGGCAATCAAGGCCAAGGTTAAGAAGGGGGCGTAATGATAACGATTGAAGACTTTGAGCAGGGTTCGCCAGAATGGTTTGCGGCTCGATCCGGGATACCTTCGGCCTCATGCTTCGATAAAATAGTAACAAGCAAGGGCCTGCCGTCTAAACAGCGCAAAGCGTATCTCTATCAGCTTGCTGGTGAAGCTATCATTGGCGAAAAGACAGAAGGATACAGTAACGCGGCCATGGAGCGTGGGGTGGAAATGGAAGCAGAAGCGCGGCGTTATTACGAGTTTATGAACGACGTTGACGTTAAAGAGGTAGCGCTTTGTTATCACGACGCGAGAAAGCTGTTTTCATGTTCTCCCGACGGACTTGTGGGTGATGAAGGCGGAGTTGAAATTAAATGCCCTAAAATCCACACTCATCTTGAATATCTTTTCAAAGGAGTATTGCCGACTAAATATTATCAACAGGTCCAAGGGTCAATGTTTATCACTGGCCGTGAGTGGTGGGATTTTGTGTCGTTTTTCAACCCGGGATTGCCTGCGCTCATTGTTCGTGTTACTAGAGACGAAACCTTTATTGAAAAGTTGAGCAATGAACTTGAACGCTTCGCCGTAGATTTGGCGGAAACAATAAAACGTATTAAGGAGTTACAGTAATGGCAGGCAGCATGAACAAAGTAATTTTGATTGGTCGGCTTGGGCGCGACCCGGAGTTGTCATACACGCCAAACGGGGCAGCACGTTGCAAGTTCTCCGTGGCAACCGACGAAGGATACAAGGACAAGCAAACAGGCCAGAAGGTTGACAAGACCGAATGGCATAACGTTGTTGCCTGGAACCGGACGGCAGAGTTTTGCGGGAATTATCTCGGCAAGGGTCGACTTGTAATGATCGAGGGCAGCCTTGAAACTCGCAAGTGGCAGGATCAAAACACCGGCCAAGATAGATACATGACTGAAATCAAGGCGTTCAACGCGCAGGGACTTGACCGCGCACCAGAACAGCAACAGGGACAGCCGCAGCAGCAGGGAGGATATCAACAGCAGCAGGGAGGATATCAACAGCAACAGACTACTCAGCAAGCCCCACAACAGCCACAGCAACAAAAAGATGATCTTGGTCCAGCTTTCCCGTCTGAGGCCAGTGGAATGGACGACGCTCCGTTTTAATGCCAATGAATATAGACAGCGGAGATGAACTGGAGAGCGACTACACCAACTGACATTAAATTAAATATGAAAAAATTCACAATAATAATAGACAGTCGAGAGCAGTCACCATTTACGTTTGAGCGTTTCCCCGTCTCCGTGGAGGTGGGGACGCTCACAACTGGAGACTATGCCATTAAACACTTTGGGCATCGGTTCGGGTGGGAGCGTAAAAGCTTAATAGACCTGTATGGCTCAATGTTTCAGGGCCGGGACCGCTTTTCTCGCGAAATGCACAGAGCAAGAGGATACGAATATTTCGCGGTTATCGTCGAGGCCCCTTATGACGCGCTTTTTCACCCTTTGCCTAGGCGTAAGGGCAACCCAAAGGCTTTCGTCAATTCCTGCCGATCCTGGGCACAAAAGAACGGCATTCAGTTCTGGTTCGCTAGGACTGAAAAGAACGCTAGAGCAGAAGCGGAAGCCGAAATGTACCAACAAATGCGTTTGACGTGGGAAAGAGAGATAAAAACCATGAAGACATTACAAAAAGCGATAGGCGGGTAAGATGCACCGTGGGTACGTTAAAATATTCCGCCAAATAAGCGAAAATGAACTCTGGACAGCGGAGCCATTTACCCGTGGACAAGCATGGGTTGACCTCGTCATGCTTGCCAACCACAAGGACGGATATATTAGGGTCAGAGGCAACCGCATTGAGGTGAAGCGTGGACAAGTCGGATGGTCCCAACACAAGCTTTCTGACAGGTGGAAATGGTCTAGAACTAAGGTTCGTAATTTTTTGAACGAACTCGAAAAAAAAGAACAACAGATAGTACAACAGAAAAACAAGACCACCAGCCTAATAACATTGAACAATTACGAAAAGTATCAATCAAAAAGTACCACAAAAAGTACCACAGACGTGCCCACAGAAGTACCACAGAAAGACACTAACAAGAATGATAAGAATGAAAAGAATAAGAATAGGGTCGACGCTAACGCTCTCCCCGGACCCCGTCCAAAGAGGTGCAAAGAGGAAGACTGGAAAGAGTATTTTTCCTTCTCACAGGAGTTCTTAAAAAAACAAAATGAACGCTGGGGGGCCATGTGCAAACCAACACACTCAAAGGCCGTGAACGGGGCAAAGGCCATAGACAACCTCATCAGGGTCCAAGGGTTCAACAGGCAGACTGTTTATGAAACGATTGAGTGGGCCAGAAATAATAATTTTTGGGCTGTGAATATTTTATCGCTTGCCGCTCTGACGAAGAAAGGCCGAAACGGTGAGATCAAGTTTACAAATATACTTGCATCCAGGGCGAAGGAGATAAACAGTGCTTGATGAACTACAACTCAGGGCATTGTCAGGTATGCACATGTATCCAGAGTTGTTTCAAAGCACACCCGTATACATAACAGGCCAAGAGCCGTGGATGACTATTCGGCGCGCTCTTGAGGCGTATCACTCTGGCAAGGTGAAAGAATACGATTTACTTCGTGGCATGGTGCTAAAATATGGAGACGATACGTTCCTGGCGTTAATTGCTGTGATAGAAAATGCGGCGTCCGTCCCTAGAAAACGCTGGGCAGAAACACAAATACGTATTTTGACAAGCGTAATCACAGAAAAACACAAGGAGAGATATGGTGCCGCATAATGACGCGAGAGAAAAAGGGTTGATGAATCTCACCATGAAGGCAAAGGATTGGGTCGATGCTCAGCCCGCTGGAGAGTTTTCAGCATTTGTTTTTGGGAAAGAGCTTATGCTTGGAGAAAATCCAGAAATTCGAGATATGGTTTTGCGTGATCTTGTAACCATGGGGAAAATTGAGCCGTGTGGTGATCATCGTGGACAATACAGGTCAGTCGTTAAAGATTGCCGTAAAATGGATTGGGAGAACGCCGATGTAGAATATTATCCGGTTTGGTTTCCGCTGGAACTTCATTCAATTTGCGGTGTCCAGAAAAAGAATGTTGTTGTCCTTGCTGGAGAAACAAACGCCGGAAAAACAGCAACGGTGATTGAAATAATACACAGAAATTTAAAGGTTAATGGTGGCGCACACGAAAAAATAAACCTGTTTAACTCCGAGATGGGAGACGGTGAATTGCGCCAAAGGCTTATGAACGTTGACAACAGGAAAGAGAGTTGGTATGGTCTAAACGCGTACGAAAGAACGCGAGATTTTCACCAAGTAATCGACCCTGACGGTTTTAACGTGATCGATTATCTTGAAGTTTCGGATAAGTTTTTTTAGTGGCCGGCTGGATTCAGAAGATACACGAGCGACTTAACGATGGTATAGCCGTTATTTGTATCCAAAAAGACAAGGGCCGAGAGACTCCAAGGGGTGGAGATTTTACGCTAGAAAAGTCTAGGCTCGCAGTCAGCCTGTTTTACAACCATGGCGTAAATTCGTGTAAAATAATAAAGTGTAAACTGCCTGTTGGTGGAATCAACCCGCAGGGCATGGAGCGTGATTTTTTGTTGACAGGGGGCGCAAGATCGTTAGCCGCTCAGACTGGAGATATCTTACCGAGAAGGAGAGATCAGATTTGTGGTCGCTGTATGAGTCAGAGGCCTCCGCGGCAAAAACGAGATCTGCTTTGGGACTATAATGACAGATTGGGAAATCATACACTCGCGCTTCCCGTTGATATGTGAGGGGCAAGGACGCAAAGGGCAATACAAAGGTTGCTGTGCTTGGAATGGTTTTCAGATGGCTTGCAATTCGCGAATTACGAACGGTGGAGAATGTCATTTGACGGTTGAGGCTGCAATCAAACGTGAGAAGTTGATTCTAAAGGGCCATATTTAGCACGTAGCGTCCGATATGAGGCAAGTTAAGGGTAAAGTTGCACCGTCGTGCCGCCGGAAAGATAAAAATGCGTTAGGCGCAAAATTTAAAACGGAGAAAAAAATGAAAATTACCCGTGAACACAGATTGGCGATGTCCCTCAGGGAGTGGCGGAATAAGAAATTGCGTGAGGGGTTTACTCTGGGCGAAGTTGATCAAGCGTATGCTGACCACATAAACGAGGAGCGTAAGCGTGGGTAATACAGTTGCAGGTTGGTATAAAAAAGCTGGCAGCAAACGCGAGGCGGCTAAGCTTTTGGGCATGCCAAGGACAACGTTTACGCGGTGGCTAGACGCTACTCCTGACAAAGTTGTCGAGCCGTCTCGTGAAAAGTTGCGCAGGCCAGTTGCAAAAAACGTGGTGAGGGATTTTAAACGAGTGCTTGCAATCGGGGATATGCACTGTGGACATTTCGCCGGTCTTACACCGCCACCTTGGCAGGTACAATATGCCCACAACGCCCCCGTAAGATTTAAACAGAGATCCATCATGCAGCGAGAGGCTTGGGACCACTTTGAAAGTGTTGTCAAGTCCCTTGGGCATATTGACGTCATGATAGTAAACGGTGATTCTGTTGATGGTAAGGGGAAGCGTAGCGGCGGTGTTGAGTTAATTACGACCTCGACAACGGAGCAAGCGGAAATGGCTTCTGAGTGCATCAAGTTTGTTGGCGCGTCTGAGGTACACATGACCCACGGGACAGGATATCATGTTACCACCGATGGGGAAGAGTGCGAGGACTGGATAGCCAGAGAGGCAAAGGCGACGATAGGCGACCATGTTTGGCTTGATATCAACGGTTGCGTTTTTGATGTAAAACATCACCTTGGGTCATCGTCTATTCCGCACGGTCGGGCAACCCAGCTTGCAAAAGAGTACGTTTGGAACCGACTGTGGGAAGAAATCGACGGGGCACCAAAAGGGAATAATTTTATCCGTTCACACGTCCATTATCACATTCACGTCGGCGATTCTCTTAATTATCTCGCAATGACTCTACCACCTCTTCAGGGTCCGGCCACAAAGTTCGGCGCTCAGCGTTGTAGCGGCACTGTAAATTTTGGCTTGGTTCATTTTGATGTGCCGAACGATTTTGATGGTGACATTCAAAAAGTTGTTTGGTACTCTCATATCAAGAAATTACAGGCAATCAAGCCGAAAGTTGTTAAATGCGGGAGGTTTATTTAAAATGAAAAATAATATTGAAGGTGCTAAGTTTGATGGTGGAAAGGTGCGCTTAGACCTGATACCACCAGAGGCAACTTGGCTGCTTGGTCAAGTCCTTACAATGGGAGCAAAAAATATGATTCTCGCAACTGGGAAAAGGGCTTTGACTGGGGACGATCCGTTGCCGCGTTAAAGCGTCATTTAACAGCGTGGGAGGCCGGAGAAGATAAAGATCCTGAAAGTGGCCTTCCCCACTTGGCTCACGTTTTATGTAATGCCGCATTTCTTGTAACGTTCGAGGCTCGTGGCATTGGGACCGATGATAGGGCTGGGCTGAATGGGCTTGAACATATAATGCCGCGCGCGGCTATGATGGAGTAAGTCGTGAAACAGCTTATAGACCAACTCAAGAGACATGAAGGACTGCGGCTAAAGCCTTACCGGTGTACGGCTGGCAAATTGACGATTGGTTATGGCCGTAATATTGAAGACAAGGGGATCAGTGAAGGCGAGGCCGAGTCAATGCTCTGGGCCGACGTTGCAGAAGTCAGACGCCTACTAGAGAAACAACCTGTTTATCCAAATTTGGACGAGATTAGAAAGAGCGTTTTGGTAAACATGGGTTTTATGGGTGTGAGTAAGCTCATGCAGTTTAAAAGGATGTGGGAAGCATTGGCGTATGGCGATTTTGACAAGGCAGCGGAAGAAATGCTTGATAGCAAATGGGCAAAGCAAGTCGGGGCCCGGGCTACAGAGCTAGCCGAACAAATGAAGACAGGAGAGTGGCTGTGAGTGATTTCAAGAAAGGTGATTTGGTGCAAGGGCCGCGTGGGTATGTGCTGTCATTTATTAAATACGGCAATGAATATAAAGAGTTAATCGATGTAGGTGATGAAAATTTGAATTATCTCACAACGTGGTACTCAGAAGACTGCCGACCGTACCGCGACCCCGCGCCGGTGATTGAGGCGGCTAGGCAAGTATATTCAGGCTTCCTATGTGAATGTGCTCTAGATGATCGTATGCTGAGCCTTTCTCTTGCTCTTGACTGTTATTCAAGTTTAGGAGTCCAGCCCAATACAGACGTCGAGACGATCAAGGGCCGGTCGGATGAGGATGTTGTGGAGTATAAGTGGCTGGCGATGAGTGAAAAACGTGGAGCGACCACCAGTTTTAAGAAACCGGATTGGGACCCCAAAAAATGTGTTTGGGACCTGTTAAACAGCGTGATCACCGATCCCCCCGCCTTCCTAAAGCCCGGTCAGTTGTGGGAGCTTGTTAAGCCTACTTTTTGTGAATTGTTTGAAGTTGATTCTCATGAATATGAATTCTGGAACGGCCACTGGTGGCACAAGGTCGAAGACCACTCCACTGGCACCAAGCCCACCGCCGATGCCAGCCTCCGCAAGGCCGCTTTGGCCCTGTGTGACTACATCGACAACAGTCAGGCACGATGTATGCCGCCGTTTAACACCATGAGTGCGGACCTGCGAGCTGAGGTGGAGAAGCCTGCTATCGTGGACGCGGGGCTGTACGAGGCGGCGAAGGAAGTCGTCTACGAATGGGAACAGAAAGGTTGCCCGATTACTTCGCTCGGTTGCTCCTGTGCTGATTTACGCGATTCGGTCAACAACTCCAAGCCAGCCGAGACTTTTCAAGATTTTTGGGACCGAGTTATTGATAAGGCAGATAACGATGCACGTATTAGCAATGTTACAATGAACTACATGTACAAGCATTGTATGGATGCGTGGGATAAGCCCAAGGAATGCGGCGAGTGGTGCGAGCATTACGATAAAGTACAGGCGGCTTCGGTTTGCTATTCTTGTCGTTCGTTCTATCCCACCTACGGCATGCCAGGTTGCCCACACGCTGAGGAGGAGGAGAAGTAGTGGATTATACAATCATATACACAAACGAAGGTGGTAGTGGTGGACCTGATCCGGTACTAGCAGGAACGTTCGTCTCAAAGTGTCCAAGTTGCGGCGGAGATATCATTCGTGAGGCTGGTGGTGTGGGTCTTCCTAACGGAACTGTTGAGTGCGTTAAACGGCTAGTGTGCGATGAATGTCGGAAAGAGTTTAAGTTGGTTGAGGTGAACGATGATTAAGCGTATGTGTCACTACGATGAAATGAATGTTGTAGATTGCTTTGCTAACAGGTGTTCTATTTGCCCAAAGGTCGGGAGAGAGGAATGTAAGTACTTTTATGTTCCATTCACCCATGACGATTACACCAAGCTTGAGGGGTTGTGCGATAGGCTGGCTGACAATTTGAAATCACTTGAATTTAATAATGACGGTGTATGGGGTGATCCATATTGCTCTGAGTGCCTTTGTGACGCAAGTGACGGTCACAGCGATGAATGCTCGATAGGCAAGGTGCTAGCCGAGTACAAGGAATACAAGGAGGCACAAGGAGATGAGTAAGATCAGGGACGAGGCTGAGTACCACGTTAATGATCCTGATGAGTGGTATTGCGAACACTACCCAGAAGGTGACCACCCGATACAGAAGCAAGCCAAGCGCGTGTTATTGCTTGATAAGGCGTACAAATGCTTTGATAAGTGTATATTTTACACGTGGCAGTGTGTGGCAAGCGTCGCGTTAGATGAAGATGTAAAATATCGCTATAATAAAGTGGCCTTAAGACTCAGAACAAAAGCCGCCGCCCTCTACAAGCAAGCCGAGGAGGTTTAAAAAAAATGAAATTTACAGAATTAGAAGACTCATTTGGACATGATGTGGCAAAAAAGATATGCGACGAGCTTGGAGGCGATACCGTGTATATCCCGGTGAACAAGGCGTCAACAAGAGGAAAAATTTTATCGATGTGGGGCGCTGGGTCTACAATTGATTTAATAGCTGGGCGGGTTGGTTGTTCAAAAAGTTGGGTTTGTCGGGTTGTGAAGCAATAATGGTGACGTTTTTTGTCTAACCTGGTTCACTGAACTAGGCTATAACAGGATTATTATGAATGACGAACTGTTTAATGTCCCTCTTGATGAGGCGCTTGACCCGGATCGCGGGTTTAATTCAGCCGCCGCTCGTGAGTGGTTTGACGAAGACGAACTTCGCGACCATGGGCTTGGCGATGACTGCCACGGCTACAACGTGACGGAAGTTCCGTGATGCATCCCTTTTTACAACACCACTGCAACCCGTTGCACGTCTACTGCCGCCTCAAATGGCTTGGTCTTTCTGACAAGAGGGCCAAGTCTTTGGCTTTTGAGTGGTCAAGGTTTTGGGGCTGGGTGCGCAAACCGTGGCGTGAGAAATTGGGGCTGTCGTAATGTTCGGGTTCGATGATGCCATAAGTAGCATAGCGAGTGTCGGCACTACTATATCGACAAGATCTGGCCGGACGCTGATGAGACAGAGAAGCGTAAGTATAATCAGTTCATGGCCGAGTTGACAGCCCACATACAGGTTATAGTTGGGCAGCTTGAAGTAAATAAGGCAGAAGCAAACCACAAGTCTATTTTTGTTGCCGGGTGGAGACCTTTTATCGGCTGGGTTTGCGGGCTGGACTTGCATATCAATTTTTGGTTTATCCTCTACTTACTTGGAGCTGGTCTTTGCTTATCGCGTTCGAAGTTATCCCATCAACCGCAACATACCCCCCAGAATTGAGCCTTGGCGTTATCGTGACGCTGGTTACAGGCATGCTCGGCCTTGGTGCTTCCCGCTCTTATGAGAGGGGCAAGGGTGTAGCAACAAACTCCATCAAATAACTATATGACCAAACCAAATGAACACACACGCTCATGCTGGCAGTTAGACCGCAAGATATCAACGGCGGTCGTCCTCGTATTCCTTTTACAATTCGCCGGGTCTATTTGGTGGGCGTCTGATTTGTCGGCGAGGATGCTTTCCGTAGGGGCTGAGCAGGCCAGATACGAGCACATGATGGAAGCGGTGACAAGGATCGAAACAGACGTCAAATGGATTAAGGGAGCGCTGAAGTGATGTTCATCGTAAGAAATTTTTGGTTTGAGGTTTACCCTGTTGAAGGGCGAGCTTAAATTTATCAACGTTCATTAAAGCAAGGAGAGCAAGATGAACTTTTTTACTGAGTGGCTTTGTGGTTTGTTCGGTATGCGCTTGGGGCGTATGGAAAAAGCTGAGAAGATGTCAACCGACGCTGTGAGCATGTTTAATGATGCCTCTAACCGCTTGGCTGACGCAAATGAGTTGATGGTCGAAAAGATTGAAGAGAACGCTGAGCTTGTTGCTGAGGTCTCGGCAGACTCCGAAATCATGGAGGACCGAATCAAACACAATAATAGGCTTATCACAAGGCTTGATGAGTTTTCGTTTTAACACAACACCAACCCGGCCGGGACATGGGCCCGTAATTCGTAAGGGCTGGGTTGGTTATTTTTTTGCCAGTGTAGCTCATCAGGTAGAGCCGGTGCTTTGTAACCACCAGGCAGGGCGTTCAAGTCGTCCCGCTGGCTCCAATTTAGGACGCAACGCAGACAAGTCTGATTGCTCCAGTTCCATCGCCGGGAGCACTGAACGGTGGCGACTGTTGTTCAACGCGACAACCGGTGTATGTGTTTAAGGGGCGAACATGGGAAGGACAGACAATGCTCGTCTCAAAGACTGGGTCTATGGGCAAGAGGGACTCAGTGCAAACGAGAAATTCTTTCTCATAACGCTTTTGCAATTTCGGAATAATCAGACAGCCCTTTGTTTCCCATCATATGACACCTTGTCAAGGCTGATGTCTCTTTTGAGATCAACCGTTATCCGCACAGCCAAGTCCTTGAGAGATAAGGGGCTACTTGATTCTCGTAAGGAACTCGGGAAAGCAAACCACTATACAATCATCGACGGGGTAGTGTCACAGAGACACCACAAGCATACCGGTGTCAGGCTGACACCCAAACCAATATATAACAGGGCAGACGTTTTAGATCACCCAGAGTGGAACGACAAACTATATGCCCAACGGAAACTAGAGTTGCTTGAATCTACTGGGTTGTCGAAAGAGGATATCCAGTAGTGTCAGATTGACACCCTAACCAATAAATACACTCTACACGCCATGGGACTGCCTAAAAAAACAACTCCGAAACAGATTCCCGTCACGCTTAACGAGCCAAAACCGGCCAGCAACTCGAAAATCGACATTGCAAAGGCCGTGCAGATGAGGCTTAGAGGCTTGACTCTTGAGGAGATCGGGAACCAGTTCGACGTATCAAAATCCGCAGTATACCAGAAAATTAAGAAGTGGTGCCCAGATGCGCTAGACGTCAAGGTTTACAAAGATAATGAGGCTGACCTGATTGCAGCTTTGAAGAGCCGCATCTTAACCAGCATCACTGACCAAAAGCTTCAAGACTCATCGGCGTATCAGCTGGTTGGCATGCACGGCATCATGTTTGACAAGTCCCGCCTAGCCGAGGGGAAATCCACCGAAAACGTGCAGACCCTGCTACAGTCGGCCATGAATTTGGCGAACGAGAAGGACGGCATTTAGTATACTGTCAGTGCATACTTATTGGCGTTAACGTGTAACTGCGGTAGCACAAACGCCTAGTTGAGAATGGATAATATTTGGCATATCGTGAATTGTTAGTAATTACGATGGATTAAGCAACATGGCGTTGTCCCGTAATGGTGATTGTGTAAACTTTGATTATCAGCGGTAACACGCTGGGAAGGACTGACGAGTATGGACCCAACAATATTGTTCCTGGTTGTCGGAGTGGCGATGATCCTTGGCATCCTGATCGGCCGCCGAGCCTGATGACTGCACAGGACAAGGGGGGAGGGGAGGGGGGACTCCTGGCGCCCGGATGGCATTTTTTATACACCCCCCATTTTATTCGGGTAAAAAAATAAAAGGCCCCCATGTCAGAAATTCCCACACATTTCATCGAGTCCACAGGCGAGGCGTATTGTTCCTTTTCAGGGCCTAGCTGTCGGTTATTTTTAGAGCAGCTTCGTGTGTTACATTCTCACCTTGAGGATATTGGATCTAGCAATATGGCTGAATCACTTGAGGTTTGCGCCAAGGCCTTTTTTCCAGGTTCGATGTCACACGACTCTGGCTTAATGTCCACCCATCTTTTATAACTGAGTTCGCCACCTGCGATATAAAAACGAAGGATTTAAGTAGGGTAACCGAATGCACGTATCAGAACACGCCAACAGGAGCCGCCAAGAGTACGGGGACGAATGCTTGCATGTCCACAAGTGGCTTGACGCTTGTTTTGAAGACTTCCACAACGTCTTCCATCGGGACGTAAGACACAATGCTTCTGGTGTTGATTTTGTTTTCAAAAAGTGGGGCGATGCCGCTAAGAAAATAGCCATTCAACATATTATTGATGACTGCGGATGTGTTCCTATCTGTGGCTTTTATCATTGTGAAAAGTATGGGGCCGACCAGTCTACAAAGAATCTTGTTAGCATGCTAGCCGAGAGGACGTTCAACAAGTGAGATACAAATACGACGAATTAAACCGGCGCGGTGTATATTTTTCCCGCTTCATGGACACGGTTGGAGATGGTTCCGGGACAGTTGAGCAGGCTGTTGACGGCAGTATTACGCCTGTCGAATTTTGTGTTACTGCCCCAGCTGGATACGCCTATGTGGTAAATTCTCTCACGATCAACTATGCTGTGACCGGAAAACTTGATATTGGTTATGGCGCTGCTGCCACCGCCCTCCCTAATGGCTTGAGTATCTATGAGAAGAACAAGGATGGGGATGTGACGCGGAACGCCCTTTTCCAACTCCCGATCAAGGACAACAGCAACTGGGGCGCTTATAGTTTTGACGTTCTTCCGCTGACCCTGAAAAACGACAATCAGAGCTTGACGTTTGTATATGATTTTATCCGCGACGGAGCCCCTATTGT